TGTTTCTTTGTGTTCTCCATTTCGTTTCTTCGGCTCGATTGTATTCTTTTTTTACTTTCCTTTTTTATTTTCAATTTTTTTCTTACACTCTCTTTTTTCGATTCAGGGGGACACCCCCTCACCCCCATTATTTTTCTCTTTCTCTTCCATTATTTTCAAATGCTTTTTGCTTTTTAAATGACTTGACTTATTTGATTGAGTAATAATTTTACCACATATACATTCTGATTTTTTATTGTTATAAATTTTTTGTTTATCTAGTTTTTCCTCTCTGGTTTTTTTATAATAGTTTCTTTGGTATTCTTTTATTTTGTCACTATTCTCTCTATTATATTTTTTTTGATAACCAATGCGCTCCGTTTTATGTTCTAAATAATAATCATTTTTTTCAGATTCCATGATTACAATAACGTGTGTAATTATAGATAAGTAAAATAAAACATTTCAATTTTTATTTTAATTGAAATGAAATAAGAGAGATAAAATTACATTAATAAATTACCATGTTCCCCAACCACTACCGCCGCCATCATTTGCAGCCATTGGTTCATTTTGTTGATACATATTATTAAAATCTTGAGGTGGTTGTTGCTGTTGCTGTGGTGGCGCAAAGCCAGAAGGCATTGATGACATTTGTGGATTAGAAGGTAACAACTGATTTCTATCTAAATAATCAGCTTGACTGGGTTGATGTTGTCCGGCCAGAGGTTGTGATACACGAACGACATTTTGTCCTTGTTGTTGTCCTTGTTGTTGCTGTTGCTGTTGTTCTTCTCCGCCTTTTCCGGTGATTAAATTCATGGTTCTATCAATTAAAATATTAAACTTCGCACCTAACTTGGTTTGCATTGTCGCGAGAATCAAAATAAAAGGAATTATAAATGTTATTTCATTAAATTTAGGATATTCTTCGCCACTGTATGTAGGTATATAATTTATAATTTTATTTGTAATCCAAATCGCAACCATAATCAATATCACTTGTCCAACGCTTTCTGCTAAAATTTCAATACTTCCTTTAGAATCATCATCTTCAGGTATTAAATGCTTTATCCCTCTTAATACAAGAAGAACGGGAATTATTGATAATAAAGTATATTGAATCATATTCATCATACGATTCTTATTTTCATTATCAAAATTAAAAACATAATTGAAAAATCCGATTGAATCATCTTGAACGGATTTTACACTATCACTAATTTTATCCATTATGTTTTATAAAAAGAAATTAAAAATAATTAGATTATACATTGTATAAATGTTAAGGCGAGTTTTAGAGAAAAATAAAGTTGGAAAATATGGTTCAACCAAACACGATGAATATCAATATTTACATCTTATTAATGATATACTAAATGAAGGTAAAATGGAATTGGGAAGAAATGGTTATGCTAAAACTATTATTGGAAGCGCAATGCATTTCTCTCTTGAAAATAATACCTTGCCTCTTTTAACTACAAAAAAGGTAGCTTGGAAAACATGTGCTAAAGAATTATTTTGGTTTATTAAAGGGTCCACTGATAATAAAATCCTTCAGGAACAAAATGTAGGAATATGGAATGGAAATGCCAGTCGTGAATATTTAGATGATATTGGGTTATATGAGAGAGAAGAAAACGATTTAGGTCCTGTGTATGGTCATCAATGGAGACATTTTAACGCTTCATATAAAACATGTCATGACGATTACGAAGGTAAAGGTGTCGATCAATTAGATTATATCATTAGTTGTTTAAAAAACCCACTTACCAGAAACTCTAGGCGATTAATTATGTCGGCGTGGAATCCATGTCAATTACCTGAAATGGCTCTACCGCCATGTCATATTTTAGTTCAATTCAATGTAACTGAAAATGATAAATTATCGTGTAGTTTATACCAACGTAGTTGTGATGTTGGTTTAGGAGTTCCATTCAATATTGCTTCATATAGTTTATTGACTCATTTAATTGCAAATCATTGTGGATTAGTAGCAACAGATTTTTATTATCATTTAGGAAATTGTCATATATATGACGACCATCTTGATGCTCTAAAGGAACAAACTACTAAAAAACCATATTCTTTTCCTACCATTAAAATCAATTCTAAAAAAGAAGATATTGAAGATTATTCTTTAGACGATTTTGAAATTTTAAATTATACATCACACGAAAAAATTAAAATGGAAATGCGAAAATAACTTAGATAAATTATATTAATCATTAATATAATTTATGAGTGGAGCAGCAGGAATTTCAGCAGCAAAAAACCGACGAAGCAGACAAGCACCCAATCAACCGCCCAACATTAATTGCTCTAATGTAAATGGATCGTGTCCTACACCCAATAATCGTGGTCAGGTTTCTCAAAACGGAAACAAGTCTTTATCTACGATGCCAGATGATTCATTATTAGATAAAACTACCCTACAAATTTTAGGACCAATGCCACCCGTACAAGTATTAAAAATTCATGAACAGCGATTAAATAAGATTGATGAACGCTTAAACCAAGTTCAATCATCTGAATCCTCTAATTTACAGCCAATTGAAGAGGGGAATTTTAGTAGCGAATACTATGATAAAATAGATGAACTTGAATCAAAAGTTAAAATGTTAGAAGAAGTCATAATGAATTTACAATTAACTGTCACTAATGTTCAAAGTTTTGCAATGGAAACTAACTTGTCTCTAACGAAGTTACAAAAACCAACCAATACTATTTCTAGTATGCCTATAGATATACCTGTATCTGTACCTGAACTGAACAATACAATGATAACCGGCACTGGAACCGATACTGAATTTACCCCCACATTTTCTAATCTGAGTGTATAAACTAATTAAATAATCACATTATTTTGTTTTATTGAATAACGTAATCCTGTTTTTTCATTTTCACTTTCGGGTATATGTTTCAAAATAGTATTTAATTCAGATTCAACTTCTTTATTTGAATCTGTAATACCTATCAAATTCCGCACATTATTTTCTTCCTCATTATTCATTGATGTTTTTGGTGTACTAGCTTCTGATGAATTATTAGAAGATATTGAATTACTATCTGAATTTTCGGTAAAACTAGTAGCTTGTTGTAAAGTGTTCGATATTTCTAATGTTAGATTTGTATTATTATTATTATTATTATTTGTTTTTCGTTTTAAATGCAATGATTTACTTTGTTTTAGATGAAAATCTTCATTTACAATGCCTAACATAATCTTAACTTTTATTGTTAATCTACTAAAATATTTAGAATGATGATTACCAAAAGTATTTAAATAATTTTCAAACATATGTATTCTCTCTTCTAATAAAATAATAGTATAATTTTGTTCGTGTATAATGCTATCAATATTAATTCCCATCTCTGAATGTTTCTTCTTTTCCCCTAATTCTTCCTTTTTTGAATTCAAGAGTAATTTTAATTCTTGAATTATATTATTTATTGTATTATTTATTTCAGTTGTAATATTAAAATCATATATTTTTGAAGGTTCTAGGTCTTTATATATAGGATAATGTTTATGCGTAATTAAAATTTTTTCTACCGCGCCTTTATCTTTAATTTCCTTATTAATGAATTCATATAACATTTTTAATAGTTTATAGTATTCACAATAAATGCGATTATCAATAAAATTGTAGATTGTTTTCATGTTATCATATTCCATTTGAATAAGTTTATTCTGAAAATAAAAAGAATCTAATCCAAGTGTATAATTTTTATCAACATGTGTTTTTACCATATCTGTATAAATATGGGTTAATGCGTTTAATTTCATATCTATTTCTGTAAATATATTATTTAAATCATTGCGTAATTGTTTTATTGTATTAAAATCTTTTGTATTATTCATTATATAATTAATTATATATTTTAAATTGATTTTTTATTTACTATAATATATAATTAAAATGTCACAAAAAATAAATACAATTACTAATGAAACGAATGATAATAATGATAATAATGGCGAAGACCACAATAACGCAGAATCAATATACGATATTACAAACCAAGCATCGTCTGTGATATGGTCTATTCAACACGAAAAAATTTTAGTTGATTGGGCTGATAAAGCAACTTGTTATAAATGGCTACACGAAAAAACACATCGTGAATTTGCCAGAAAAAACAGATGGTTCACAATACCAGTTATTATTATGAGCACATTTACTGGAACTGCAAATTTTGCACAAGAACGTATTCCACCAGAATATGTTAATGTATTTACAATGGGAATTGGTACTATCAGTCTAATTGCCGGGATAATTACAACAATTCAACAATTTTTGAAAATAAGCGAAATGTGTGAATCTCATCGAGTTAGTTCAATATCATGGGGTAAATTTCATAGAAATCTTAAAATAGAGCTTGCGAAATCTCCAATTGAACGCACACCGGTAACACAATTGATAAAAACAAGTAAAGAAGAATATGATAGATTAATCGAAACAAGTCAATCTATACCAAACCATGTTATTAGGTTATTTAAAGATACATTTTCTGGTGGGGAATTGCGATATGACGATAAGGGAATTAAATTACCATTAACACAACAACAACAAATATATGAAGAAATTACAAAACCTGATATGTGCGATTCTCTTGAATCGGTTACAAAAAATATATATAGAGCAACTAAAACCACGAAAAAGGCATTAGAAGAAAAAATAGATGAATATGAATTGGCCAATATACGCATTAAATCAGAAAATAAAGCAAAGTTAGAAACATTTATTAATCTATTTGAAAAGGAAAAAAAACGTTTCCCTACATCTGATGAAATTATTGATAATATTGAAGACACTATCTCTCTTAATTTAATTCAAGCAGTCTTAACTGATATAGAATGTAAGTATAAGGACCTTACCTATAATGCCGACCCAACCTATGCAACCAGTCAAGCTTAAATTTCAAAATGATATTCTTTTCCTTCAGTTTTCATCACCTGAATATGTTTAATATCTAAATTATATCTGGTTTTTATATCACTTACATTATGCTTTACGCAATTGTATAATGTTTTTGAATCGGTTGGATAAACTATGATAGTTATACAACAAGATATAGTGCGCTCAATTATATTTACAACTTCTTCGTCATAAAAATCATCGGTTTTATTTGTATCATTATTTTCCCAAGTTCCACAACAAAAATAATAAGTTAATCCCCCTGATAATTTTGTTAATTCTTCAGTTAATTCGGTCATTGCGTCTTTAAAATTATCTTCTTCAATATTCATATCCTTTTTTATTTCTGCCCCAATTGTGAATTCCCATATATCACGCTGACTCATTAGTATAATATATATATATATATATTGAATCGAAAGTATTTATATATTTTCATAGTATTGTAAAAAATTGAAAACTTTTTTATAATATGTAATAAGAGTAACCCTACACGAGCAAGTAAAGCAACCAAAGCAAATAAAATGAGTTTTCAGTCATCTACCGCAAATAAAGAAAGCTGGTCAATCCGCCCAACTGTTCAATGTGATAACCAAAAGTGTCTTTATTGGCACGATGAACCTAAGCCAGGCATGAAATGTTTGAAATGCCTCAGTATATTACCAACCTGGGTTGGCTATTTGAACAACAATAGCGGTGGCGATATTCTTGAAGAATCAAGCTACCCACCGCCGCCGCCAATTGAACGTTCGGCGTGCTCAGAACGAGAATCTTGGTATGCTGATGAGGTTAATGAACCTCTAGAGCGGTCAATGACAAGCAATATGGATGATGAACCGCTGAAATTAACCCGCACAGATGGCGACGCCGCGCAAGAAGAAGAAGAGCATATTACGAACGCAGAACAAGTAGTTAGGGATATGATATCCATATTTAAGTTGGATAGAGAGGGTGCTTTGAAAAAGTTTGATGAGATTATCAAAAATGTGGTTGTAAAACATTCTTAAAAATAAAGGCGTGTCCGACAAGGTAAGTTTTTTTTCATATCATATCGAAGGTATTTGGATTTTTAATAGTATTTGCAAAAAATTGAAAATAAGTTTTGCAATTGATTATATCACAACACCCGATTAACCAATCACAATGACGCAAGCTAATACCAACCAAACCGAAATGAAGCAACAAGAAATTACCCGTACCGAAGCAACCAACCTGGTTGAAATGTACATGAAGTGTACAAATGATCCGTTATCACAAAAGGGTCGCAAGTGTAAGTATGCCAAACCTATGACAAACTTTCGTCATATGACGGAGGTCGACCATATGGGCGCGGTGCTAGTTGGCAAAGGGCCTTCTGATAAACACGCCGAAACCAGCGATATGTTCTTCAACGCTATCAAAGAACTTGTTGAATCGGTTGAAAAAGAAAAGTTTGGCACAACCCAAAAACGCATCCGCACTACACTTATGCGCGACATTGGAAATATTCAATCGCTTCAAATTACGATGTTTTTGAAAAGTGCAATTGACAACTACCTTCAACAAACACACGAATACATCAAGGAGGCGCTTGGTGACAATGTCTACGAATACAATGATTGTTCAGTGTGTAAATGGGCTGGCAATGACTACTTCTACTACAGCACCATCTATGGTTTGAATGTACCAGCGTGTAGTGTGTGTGTTGAGGAAAAAGAGAAGAAAGAGTTTGAAGATGAGGAAGAGGATGAGGAAGAGTTTGATGAATATGCAGGATATGTGTTTGTATACCAAGAAGATGAATTGGAACCTCGAGCGTGTTCTGTATGCGAATACAATGGCTGTGGTTCATTTTACTATAGTTCTGATAAGATGGATGAACCAGTATGCGCTACTTGCGAAATGAAATACCGCGAGACGGTAGATTGTTCAAAAAGGATTTATCACGATGGATATAATGGCAAAATTCCGGAAGAAAATTACGAGCTGGAAAATCGTTATTATGCTTTAAGTGATCCTCAAACGTGTTCTGTATGCGAATACAATGGTGCTGGGTTCTTCATGACCGAAGATAATAAAGTGTTTGTGTGTTACGATTGCGGCGGTGAAAAGGTAAGTGATCGTGAAGACGAAAGTGACGACAATGACAGCGAATATGTTCCAAGCGACGAAGAAGACGATACCGAAGACGATGCCGAAGACTTCTGCGACGACCCGCATTGCCAAGAAAACGACGAAGACGACGACAACGAAGACGACCCTGAAAAGTTCTTCGGATGCGAAGGATGCCAATACGAATGGCGCGACGGATGGAAAAAGGGATGGAAAGCCGCGATGAAGCAAATCAAGAAGTTCGCCAAGAAACAAAATCGACCAGAAAACATTCAGATTCCCGAATGTGCTTATTGCGGTGCCTCGCATAACTTGAAAAAGTGTGCTGGAACTTGTGAAGGTGCAGTTCGGTATTGTTCTAAGGCCTGCCAAAAAACCGACTGGAAGGAAGGACACAATCAAGAGTGTTGTGCCAAGCAATAAATGATTGAGATAGGGAGGGGAGGGGTTGTGGTGGGTTGTGTAATTTTTAGAAATTGATGAAATAATAAACATTTAAAAAAAATTGATTTAAACTTTTTTTATCGTACATATAACACACACAGCCTAACCATGAAGATTGTATTCGCTAACTCTCGTAAGTGCCAACAATTCGCCGCTATCTTTGCAAATCTGAAAAATTTCACAGATAATGTTTCTATTTATTTCAAGAACGACCATATCTATATTCAATGCTTAGATGATAGCCATTGTTGTCTCTTCGAATCGCGACTGAGCTCGTCTTGGTTTAAAGAATATTCTTTTGATGTCGCAAACGACCAAGCCTGTATCGGTCTCAATATTGTAATGCTGAATAAAGTATTGAAT